TTATCAATGACTCATACCATGTAATGCCATCTCTACTGTATATTGGTTTAGCATCGTCGCTAGATACTGCAACAAATAATCCAGAACCAAAAGTTACATCACTCCATGTACTAGTAGTAGGCAATGTGGTTGAGGTCCATGTGATGCCGTCATCGCTGTAAGCCGCTGTATTAGATACCGCAGTTCCAGTAAAAGTAACTGTAGCGATTGCTGTAGGATCTGCTCCTAGTCCAGACTGCATTGTGTCAATTGTTATAGACAAGTCATTTGCTGTAGTAGATCCGCCTAAACTTGTTCCAAGAATTTTTAATGTTTGGCCTGCAGAGTAACCTGTGCCGCCGTTGGCTACAGAAACAGTATAAGTACTACCAGTTTTTGTAACATTAAATTTTGCTCCAGAACCGGTTGCAGTTACGTTTGTAGCACTTAACGCAGAGTAAAATCCGCCATTTGATACAGCAACAAATCTGCCTTGTCCGTAAGTTAAACCTGTATAGTTTGCACTTGGTAAGCCGGTTCCAGCAGTCCACGCAGATCCATAATTAGTAGAGTATGCTGATGCTGAAGAGTTTACACCTGTGCCAGATATTGTTACAGTCTCGATACCTGTAGTAGATGCAGGAGGTAATGCTGTTGATGTAAGCGTTGCAACAGTAATAGTTAAATCGTTTGTTGGACTTGTGCCTCCTAATGCAGTACCTAAAATCTTAATTTGATTCGATACTGAATATCCCGATCCTGTATTAACTAATGTAACTGTATAGTCACCATTAATTACACTGACATTAAATGTTGCGCCAACACCTGTTCCTGAAACATTTGTTCCTGAAAGTTCTTTAAATGTATATGAAGAACTACCAGATATAGCAACAAATTTTGAGTTGCCGTACACTACTTTTTTCCATGCAGACGACGAAGGAAGGGTAGAAGTTCTCCATCCTAATCCATTAGAATTGGAATAAGCCACTGTATTCGGTGTACTATCTAATGCAACTTCTTCTGAAATAGCAACCCAATAATTATTACCGTATGCAATGTCTGCCCAGTTAGTTGTATCTGGTAGGGTTACAGACGTCCATGTTTCGCCATCTGTGCTTCTTGCCGCAGTTGCATAGTTACTTGGAATTGCAATAAATGTTCCATCACCGTATCCAATCGCGGACCATGTAGTGCCTATAGATTGTGTTGGCAATGTAGTGCTCGATTGTGTAAATGTTGGATCCGAGTACTTAACTCTTGGTTCAACGTAATAAACTGTAGAATTATCTAAAGTTGATTCGATAGGAGTACCTGGGTTAATATGATCCCAGCCAACTGCACCGACGTTCATAGACCCTGTATCAGTTTTTAAAGTAACTGCGGTGCTACCACCCAATGTTGCTGTTACAGTAAAGTGTGTCGAATCGACAATATCTTTAATGTAATAAGTTGTTCCTTTAACAACATTACCAAACAACTTAGTTTGGAACGTGCCGATCATACTTCCTTGTCCAAAGTTTAAGGAAGTTCTTGTGTTAGTAGTTGCTAAGGCTACTGTTCCTGTTGCAGTTGTTAAAGTAAATGGTGCGTCGGTTGTTTGTACGCTAACTTCTCCTGCTCCTGCTGAAAGAATAACAGCAGACCCGCCAGGAGTAGTGCTTATAGTAAATGTTGTTGCATCGTTAATCGCAAGGATGTAATAAATTGTGTTGTTTACAATACCACCAAAAGTATTTCCAACAAATTTAATTGGATTATTAGCAATGAAGCCTGTTGTAGAATCAACAGTAATCAAGTTTGTAATCTCTGCTGTTTCATATGCTGTAGTTTCAATAATAGTATCTGTGATAGTAAACTGTGTACTGTTAATAATTTTATTAATATAGTACTTTGTTCCAGCAACTAATCCGCCAATTGTTGTACCAGAGAACAATATTGGATTCATTGATACTAAATTAGATGTTCCTGAAGTTGTGATGTAATTAGTACTTGCTTGAGTTGCTGTAGCGTTTAATTCTACTAAAGTTGAACTAATTGTAAATGTCGAACCATCAATAACATCGTTAACATAATAAGTTGTACCCACGTCAATGTCACCCATTGATGTACCTGTGAAAGAGATGGGCATGTTAACTAACATGTTTGATGTATTAGCATTAATATAACTTGTATATGAAGGGAAAATAACCTTCATAATTTGAGTCGGTGTTGCAAACGCATCCACTAGTTGTTGTACATTTCCAAACGGTTCTGTAGTAATACTAAATTGTGTGCTGTTAACAACTTCTTTAATGTAATATGTGTACTCGTCTGTAAGTCCGCCAAATATACTTCCTGTAAATTTAACAGTCATGTTGGCTTCTAATTTTGCTGTACTTAAAACTGTAATTTTATTATCAGTTCCGCCCAGTGTAGCAGATACATCTAATTCTTCTGTAGATGTTTGAGTTACTTCTGTTGTATAGTAAGTTGGTATAAACTGAACTAATTGGTCTACATAGAAATGATCTGTGGTACCGCCAGAAATTGTAAACTCGCTAGTACTGTTATCAGTTGCTGTAATAACTAATGGTTCAAAAGATTCTTTTAATACTTGGGCAGTCTTAGTTACGGCATCGTCAAATGCGCTGATATAACCGTACTGGCCTGCACCCGTACCACTTTGTAAGAATACACGCATTCCAACAAGTTGGTTTTCTGTGTTAGTATTGGATCCTGCAAGGATAACATATTCGTCGTTACCGCCTTGTGCGTTATTACTTGCAACTAAGTATCCTCTACCACCTGTTCCAGTACCTTCATCTGTGATACGTGTTTGGAATACTGCACCGCTTCTTAATTCGTCACCAATAAGCTCTGCGCCAGTTCCTGCGCCAGTAACAAAGTAATCTGCATAACTTGAAAACTTGTTAGAGTTAGTTTCTAAATAGAAAGTTGGAGAACTTGCTATTTGTACTTGTGCGCCATAGTATCTTGTAAAGCCAGCATTACCTGTTCTACCACGTGGATAAATTCTAAACTGTACTTGGTTATTTAGAGCATTATAATCATATACTGTAATCCAAAGTCTCCACCAACCGCTAGGCAATTCTAACTTTCCTGTAGTAACAGTTCCTGTAGCGCCAGTTACAAATGTTGTAAATGTTTCATTTTCAAAGTTAAAGTTTGCATTTGCTGTACATGTTGAGCTACCACTAAAGATAGCACTCATGTCAAATGAAGTACTTGTACCTTGTCTTGCATAAATGCTCAATGTATATTCTTGTGCAGAACCTTGTGGTACAGTTCCTGTAACAGTTACAGTTAAAATAGAACTTCCAGACAAACTTTGTACTTCTAAGAAACAGTCGTTAGTTCCGTCTACACCGCCTAGTTGGCTTCCTAAAATTCGCAATTGATTACCAACAACGTAGCCGCTGCCGCCGTCGTTTACAACTGCGCTATAAGAAGTTGCACCCACTGTAATATCAAATGTTGCACTGCTTCCGCTACCAGTAACGTTCAACGAACTTAACGCTGTATATTCTTCACCGGCAACTGGTATAGATACGTTTTGATAGATGTAACTAGAATCAGAACTTGAAGTTGTTCCAGTAAACGTCCACGCTGTTGTTTGGTCATTAGGTGCTGTATTGTTTTGTTGAATTAATACATTACCATCGGTAACCCATGCGCTCTCGATAAAGTTATTACTGTGTAACAACATATTTGTTGTAGATTCAAAATATCCTGAACCTGCATTGTTATATTGCATTGATAATAATTCAGCACTAGTACCAAATGCACTTTGTACATCTGCCTGTACTTGTGTTGAACGGTTGTCAATTTTTCCTGTGATAGGAATTTCTGTAGCGTCAAACCCTTCAGCAATAACACCATAAGAACCATAGGAACTGTTACCGTTAGTAGCACGAATGCGGCCACCGTCTTCAGCAAAGTATCCAGCATAGTTATAATATGCGAACACAGACACACACTCAGTTAACGAGTCAGGACCTACACACCACACACCGATACCGTCGCTTAAAATTTGTGTAAAGTCGTTACACACAATCGATTTGTTACCGCCGTTGTGCAAGTAACCGTCAATTTTCATACCTACGCAACCTGTACCAAAGTTTGTAACGTTTTGAATATACGGGCTTCTACGTAGAATCCATGTTGTTGTGTCGTCTGGACCAGTGCCTGGATCCAAACTAACATAGGCGCCGCCTGTTGGTCTGCGTGTACCAAATGAGTTAATCGGTCCTAAGAAACCTGCCAGGCCTGTTAGTGTCATGTTACGAATACCTGTGGCATTACGAACATAGAACATATCCTTTAAGCACTCTCCAGCATACACATCCATGAATCCTGAATCGTCAGCATCAATGTCAAAGTCTGCTCCGCCTACAGTTTCCGAGATTGTAATTCTATTTGTAACTTCGTCAATAGAAGCAATATAATATGTTTGTGCTTCTGTAATATTACTAAATTGATCATTGGTTGTAGGAGCCTTCATTTGTATTGGCATATCTACTTCCATACCTGCTACAGAATATACTCCAATTTCATTAGTAGATTCATATACGTTTGTTGCAAATGTTACAATTCTTGTTGCAGGTTGCACAACTGCACCGCGCAATTCATCTCCGTTAATTGCAGTATTGTCTGGAACAATAATAGGCAACTGTTCCGAGTATGTTCCTGTCTTTACCATAACAGTTGAAGTAATTCCATCGTTTGGCAAGGGCAATGTTTTCTTATTAGCAACATCGATTGCGTTGATAACTAAGTCCATTAGACTTTGAATTTCTACATAAGCATTTAACTCAGTAGAAATTCCTGCGTTCTTATATTGAGATAATCTGTCAATCTCAGGAACAGACATTAATTCTTGATAACTGTCTGCTGGTGTAGTTTGATTTAATGCATTTCCAATTAGTGTTGTTAAGAATTCTAAACTAGCAACAATAAATGCTTGTGCGGCATCTGTTTCTTCGTTATAAAACGATGTGTCGCTGTTGTCAGCAAAATATGATTGTGTAGCATATACAATACGACTGTTACTTCCGCGAGTAATATCATAGGATAATGCATCAATGATTAATCTTGCATCTCGTCTAGTTGAAAACTCATCAAACTCAGATGCTGGATTAAATGGACTGTTAGACTCTTGCTTTTGATATAGCATCCATTGATACATTTCTTCTACTAGCCATTCTTTATTTTCAACTAGTAAAGTATTTGCATTCTGATTTAACGATCCTTGTGCAATTCTTTCGCAAGCGTACTTGATAGATGCCCATGGCTTATCTATTGTATCTCCTCTGTCTGCGCTGTCAATGCCTTCTGGAGCAACATAGTAAACATCTGGAACTACTTGTATTTTCCTCCATTGCGGAGTACCGTCAGTGGCTCTTAGTACATAGTCTTGTGTGCCGATAGGTACAGCAACGTTTACTTCGTCTGCACTTCTAGTTACAATATCTCCTTGTGTATTACCGGCATTAAATCTATCATGAGCTGCCAATAAAGTCCAATAAGAACTAGAAGTATCTAAGTCAGGTCTAATAGCCGACGTTGTGTTAGGAATTGTTTGTGTGCAACGATACGTTGCGTTTTGCCAAATAACTGTTTCGCCGATAACATATAATGTTTCTGCTTCCCAGAAATTATTCCAGTTAATGCCTGGAATTACTAACTTCCAATATGTATAGTTGACACCAACGAAGTTTAATATCTGACTATCTGTAGGAGTACCGTCAGGTGCTCTATCAAGAACAACTGTTGTACTATTTTGTACAGACACAACTGTTTGTCCTAAGGTAAATCCTGATCCGTGAATAATCATACCCGGCACTACGCCAGATGAACTTGCAACTTTTACAGTTGTTCCAGAACTACCTGTAGCAGTATATGTTGTTGAAACAGAAAATGCTGTTGGATCTTCGCTTGTACTGTCTGCAATAGCGGCAAATAATTGTCCTGCTCTTCTAACAATATCACCAACTTTGTACGGGCCAGAAGACCATTCGTTTCTAGTGTTAAATCCTTTAGTTACTAATTCCCATGCTGAAGAACTGTCTTCAGCGTTTGTAGACGGAACAATATTTGTGTTATTTGGAATGATACTCATGTATGAGTATCCGCCATAAATGATTATATCGCCTTCTTGATAAACGGCACTACTGCTCCAAGTACCGTAATATTCTTCACCTGGTAGCCATAGACTAAATTTTGTGTCATCAAATGTGCTAGTAGATGTATGTCCCTGTGTACACTTGTAGGCATCTGCTCCGCTCTTAACAATATCGTTTTTCTTATAACGAGTAGTTGCGGCCCACTCACCTCTATATTCTAATCCGTCATTAACAACTTCCCACTTGGCTTGATCTGCTTCTAAACCTAATGATACAGTTGTTGTAGATTCATGGTCTTCCACGCAACGATATACAATACCGCCGTACTTAACAATATCGTTTTCACCGTAGAATGTGCTAGTAGTCCAAGCACTTGTCCAATTATCGAATCGAGAATAAACGTCCCATTTAGTTTGATCTATTGCATCTGGATCGCTAGTATGTGCTTCTATACAAACATAAACAACGCCGCCGTAACGAACAATGTTACCTAAAGAGTAAGAAGTATTTGGTGTCCAATCTTGTTTCCATGCTTTACCATCTAGCATGATTGTCCAGCGAGATTCATCTGCACCACTTTGTGCTATGTAATACAAATCTTCGTAGAAGTCTGTAGCAGAACTTGTATGAGGATATTTACATACATAACATTTACCCTCGTATTGAACTACGGCGTCTCTGTTATATTCGACGTTGTTGTCCCACTGTCCGCGCCATGTAAAACGCAATCTACCAATTTTAAACTCTTGAGCCATTTTGCTGTCCTTATCTCGATTTACCTTAGTACTTATTAAACTTCAGATCCTGGTGGATAAACATATTCTTTGTTTACACGAACAACAAATTCTCCGTTGTCATTGATGTAATAATATAAACTTCTTCCGTCCCAACGATATTGATCCCATTGTAAGTTTGTATGCGGTCTGCTATGATCTAGTTCCGACCTGCCGTCAAAATAGTCAACTCCATATTCAAACTCTGTAAAGTCGTTTTCAGTTAGACCTGGGTTGTTAACAATGATTTCGTCATCGTCTTTCATTTGGTCTACTTTTATAAAATATAATAAACCGTCATCTGTTCTGCGAATAGCATAGAAGTATCTCGACGATAAATCAATTGTTTCTGATGGTTGAGTTCCAAGATAAAATGTCATGTTATGCTCCTTATGCTATCTCAACGTAACTTAAAATACAATCCAATGAATAGTCTTGACTTGCAAAAACATGGATTGAATTGTTTGGTGCTAAAATTAATTTTTCACCACCGTTAACTACTCTTAAACTTGAGTTAGGTGCTATCAAAATATCTTTAATATAATATCCAACAGTACTTGCGTCGTCTGTAATAGTAATACTTGCCAATATGTTACTGGCTGTTAAATTTGCAAGACTTAACCCAATAACTGTTCCTCTGGTACTTGGACCAAATTCTAAAACTTGTATTGGAGTAGTTCCGATTTCGTTTATAACTTTATTTTTAAAAAAGTTTGCCATTTTATTATCCTAATATCAAAGCGTAAGTGATTGCAATATCTTCCGCAGTTGCCGCATTAATACCACCGCCTGCTCCTGCGGCTGAGTCCCAAGAAGTTCCGTTAAAAATTTCTAACTGCTTTAGTTCGGAGTTGTATCGTGTCATACCGACAACAGCATACGCACTAGGACGCTCTGAGCTAACACCTGTTGGCACAACAAAACCGTTAGTGCCTGCAATCTTAAAATATCCTGTGCCCGATTGTGTAATTGTTGTTATAGCACCTGATACTGTGTTTGTAATTGTATTGTCTTTAATAGCAAAGTTGGCTAGTTTAATACTGCCAGTTCCTGTTGCGTTAAAGATAATATCTGTATTTGTTGTACTGCTAATTGTATTGCCGTCGATAATCAAGTTATCGACTTCAATTCGTGGAGCACTTAATCTTGCACTAGTCAAATCAGCAGTTAGTACATTGTTATTGTAAAAACGAATAGTGTCGTCGTTTGCACCCGGTGTTAGTTCTGCGGTAATATATGTTGTTTCATCTAAGTCGCCAACACCACTTAATTTAATCCAATTTGTGCCATCATAACCTTCATAACGACCCATTTGGCTGTTAAAGCGAATCATACCAGACTCGGCTGTCGGACGCTCTGCTGTATTACCTACCGGAATAATTAAACTTTGATTTGAACTAATCGAAACAACCTTACCTGTTCCTGGCTGTAGTACGATATCACTGCTAGAATTTGAACTAATAACGTTTGCATTAATGTCAAATTCTTCTAATTTAATATAACCTGTTCCGTTAGCACGTAACTCTAAATTGCTATTAGAAGTTGTAGTAGCAATATAATTGTCTTTGACTAAAATGTCGCTAGTATAAAATTCTTCCGCAGTTACGCGATTACTTGCTGTAACATTTGTTACAGTAATATCTCCAGCAACAGATAAATTCTGTCCCATAGAAACATTGTTGTAAGGTATAGTAATAATACCTGTACCTGCGGCACTTAATTCTAAGTTACTGTTTGATAATGTTGTATATAATCTGTTTCCAGCAATTTTAATATTTTCAAATTGTGCGTCACTACCAACAGTTAAAGTACCTGTAACGCTGTAGTTACCAGTTTGTGTTACATTACCAGTTTGAATAATATCACCGGTGTAGGTAACAGTACCAGTAATATTTGTATTGCCAAGAGTGGTTGTACCTAAAACAGTTAAGTTGTTATCAATTAAAACATTGTCATCTGGAACATAAATTCTGCCTGTTCCGTTAGCACGTAATTCTAAATCAGCATTAGAATCTACAGTCTTAATTACATTACCGTCAATGTTAATGCTGTCAATGTGTAAGTTACCAGCATAGATATTTGCCCACTGTAAACCGTTTGTACCTAATGTATATGTTTCGGTTGCACTAGGAGTAATGTCACTAGTGATTCCTGCAACAATACTAATTGTATCGGTTGTTTGGTCACCTAGTTGAATATTTCCGCCGATAGTAACATTACCTGTTACATCTAAGTTACCAGCAATGTTTACATTATTTTGAAGATTAATTTCGTCACTGGCTGATAAAATGTTTACATCGCCTGTGGTGCTTTCAACAGTATTGCCGCTAATTTTAATATTGCCTGTGCTAACTTCTGTGCCGTCAATATATGTTGTATTAACACCGTCAGTAAATGTAACACCAGTTAAAGAACTAATGTTAAAACTTGTAGTTGTAAACTCGACTGTTCCTGCGGCTTGATTAACGTAGAACAAATCTCCAACTCTAAAGTCGCCTTTGTGGTCTACGCTACTATAATAAATCTTTGCGCCGTTTAATTCAATAACTTCGTTGGCTTGAACAACGTAAGTTACATCGTTGTCGGATCTGTGTTGTGTTCCAATGTAGGCTAAGTTTTGACCTATTAGGTAAGCAACAACTCCTGCACCATCACCGTAGATACCATAGTTACCATAAACTGCGGCACTACCAATACTACGAACTTCTGCGCCAAAGTCTGAATAGTCAACTAAACTAAATGCTGTGGCTGTTCCGCCTGCACTAGTTCTAATATCTTGTGGCAATAGTACATCGTCTGCAAATACTGTAGAAGTATCTGCACCATCGAAGTGTGCTAATAAAACGCTATAAGAATCATTTACTAAAGCCGATGTAGGTGCAACGAAGTTTGAAGAATATCTTCCTGCGCCTTTGCTAATTCTTACATCATCAACGTAACCTGTAAATGCGTAATTGCCGTTTGGATCTGCACCTATACGCAACGGTCTTGTTGCGTAGTTATTAGTATCTGTATATGTTGAACCAACTTGTGTTCCATTAACAAATGCACGAGTACTACCCGAAACACGAGCTAAAGCAACGTGTGTCCATGTATTAGTAGAAATAGTTCCTACTGGACCTACTCTGTAATTAAAGTTATAGTAGAAATATAATTGATTAGAATCTGTTATTCCAAGAATAATTCCGCCGCCATCTGCCGGTGCCGCTGTTCTTAAATCAAATAATGTTCTATATGTTCCTGTAGAAGTTGGATATACCCATGCTTCTATACAAAAATCATCAGTTCCAAACCCAAAGTCTGAATTACTTGCTATGTTAGCATAGTCTCCAGTGCCGTCTAAGTATAAACTAGCAGTTCCAAATTTTTTCTGTGCTGTTGCTAATTGAGCATTGCCGCCGGCTGTGATAGTTTTTCCGCCACGCTCTAACTGTGTTTCTAATCCAGAAACGTTACCTGTTAGATAAATCTTACCGTCTGTATCAATTTCGTCAATAACACCGGAACCTAATACAGTAACACCGTCTGTATCATAATAACTTAATGTGTTGCCAACGGCAAACGTGCCAGTATCGCCGGTTACTCTAACTTCTGTTCTACCTTGTCCAGCAAATCCTGTAGTTCCGCTGTACAAATACATACCTTTATCAGCAAAGTATGTAAATGAGTTTAACCATTCAACTCTTGCACCGTTTGTAGCAATTAATGTTTCTGCGGCGGGTGTAATAAATGTTACTGCGTGGAATAACATTGCCGCTTCGATACTGTCTGGATCTACTAAACTTCCATCAATATACGCACCGTGACCTGCATCGCCTGCGGCATACCCGCGAGGATCGTCAGCGGTTGCTGTGCCTAATCTTACACTACTACCAAATGTTAAAACTGTAATATTTTTTACATAAGGACTACGAGTAGTAACTTTCATACCCGGAGCAAATGTAAATGCGTGTCCAGTATTGCCAATCGGTTCGTGTTCAAAACCTGTAATTGTAAAGTCTTGAATAGTTGTTTCACCATTCATTTTGAAACAGTCTAATGTGCGTGTTGCCGCTGTTGGACGAATTGTTACAGAACGTAAGTTAGCACCTACAATCGCAACACCTTGTGGAACTGTTAGTGGAAAAATTTCTTCGTAATCGCCAGGATAAACATAAACTGTATCGCCCGATGTTGCTTGGCTTAGTGCGTGTTTAATTGTTAGGAACGGGTCGTTTTGATGTGTTCCGCTATATGAATCACTGCCATTTACGGCAACGTACCAAATATTACCTTGACGTAAGTTTAAGTTAATACTGTCAACTACTAAGTCGCCAGTATCAATAACATCAGCAAATAAGTTATTAGTCCATACATCTGCCCAACGTTTTCCGCTTTCTCCTAGTGTATAGGTATCGTCTGCGTCCGGAACAATGTTGCTGGCAACATCTGCGGCAAATGTGATATTGTCTGTATTAGCATCACCAAGTTGGATGTTACCGTCTGCTGTGATGTTTCCGGTAGCATGAATATTACCGTTTACTGTTACATCTGAAAATACTTCAACAGACCCAGTTCCGTTTGGACGAAGTTCTAAATTAGTGTTTGTTGTGTGAGTGCTAATGACGTTATTTTCAATTTCGACATCATCTACACGTAATTTTGCTTGATAAACTACAGGGCTTGCGCCTGCAGGCATTAACGATAAAACGCTTTGAGAAGTTTCAACAGTTGTTCCAGAAATGCTAATATCGGCAATTTCTGCAAGTGTATCTACTAAAAGATTTGTTGTACGAGTTGTACCGTCAACTGTTAATGTGTGAGTAGGAGTCGTAGTCTTAACGCCAATTTTATGATTGGCAGGATCGGCGTCTGTTACGTTTAAGTATATAAGGTCAGTCTCAAAAGCCAGATCTACTCCGTTGCGAAGAAGATTCGACTTTAAGAGAGGACCGGAAATTCGACCAACGGCCATTGTACACTCCTGTTCACCCCGTGTTTCACGGTTAACCTATTTTGGATTTCTCCGCAGCCGCTTTTACGGCTCTTTGCTGGTTTACCACAGTTTAACCATACAGGGCTTGGTCTGCCTTGTAATCAGTAGTATTTAGTCGTTTGGTTTTTTAACCCAGGATTAGGTTCCAGAGATAGGAAATATCTTCCATATATTGTTGGGTAACTGTTTCGCCTTCGCCACCTGCGTTACCCCATTGTGTGCCGTCCCAAACTTCAACATAACCTTCCTCTATGTTATATCTAGTTTCTCCTAATTCAGGACTAGTGCTTCGATCCGCTGTCATACCATAAGGCATAACGAATCCATTAGTTCCTGATAAAACTACGTATCCTAGTCCAGTAGATGTTACTGTTATAGCAGTATTCAACTCATTACGAATGTCCGATCCGTCAGGAGTAATATTTTCTATACGATTTAACCCTGTGCCATTAGGAGCAAATGTTAAGTCGTTATTTGTTGTAATTACTGTATTTGTGTCAAATAGTGTATTGTCAACTAATAAACCATTTAAACGAACTCTAGTTCCTGTAATATCCATAGTTAGGATATTGTTGGCCTTAAAGTTTAATTCTTCACTAGACCCAGCAGTAACACTAGTTTGCCTATCTTGGCTGTACACGCCACCAAATGCGGCACCGTAGCCTTCAAAAATATTTGTATCTGTATTAAATCGTAGGTCGCCTTGCGAAAATACTAGTCTATCAGAAGTTGTTCCTTTAGGTAATACTACTGCGGCAGTTGAGTCAATTTGCAAATCTTTGGCTGTATTTGGTTGGAATACTATGTCGTCTGTACTTGAAATAACATTAGTAGTAAATCTTGTGTTTTCTAACCAAACGCCACCGCCACTATTTCCACGCAACTCTAAATTGCTGTTAGAGTTAGAAGTAGTAATGTAGTTGTCTTTGATTAAAATATCGCCTGTATAGAACTCTTCTGCTGTGACTCTAGTACTTGCAGTAACATTAGTTACATTGATGTCACTATCAACAGATAAACTTTGACTAATAGATACGTTATCTACAGGCGCAGTAATTAATCCTGTACCTGAAGCATTTAATTCTAAATTGCTATTCGAATCTGATGTATAAACTTTATTATTATAAATTGTAACATTATCAAAGTATGCGTGTGAACCTACTGTTAGTGTTCCACTAATATCAAATGTTCCAGTATTGCTTTTATTTCCAGATAGAATTACTGGGCCTAAATGAGTTAACGTTCCTATAACATTAACAGATTGTGTAGTTGTCAATCCGTTAACAGTTAATGCTTGATCAAACGCCGCATAATCGATAATATGCACGATTCCGGCACTATTAGCACGTAACTCTAAGTCACTGTTTGATACAGTGGTTTCAATTACGTTGCCGCGTATTCTTATATCATTTGTGTTTGATTCACTAGCGTAAACATCTTTCCATACTTTAGAAGAAGATCCTAAACTATAAGTTTCTGTTACATCAGGTTCTAAATTTTGATTTAAACTTTGTGCAAATGTTAAAGTATCTGTAGTTTGATTACCTAGTATAAGTTCGCCGCTTAAGGTAAAGTCTCCGTCTACTATAACATTCTTGGCTACGTTTACATTCTGAGTAAAATTAATTTCATTACTAGCAGATAGTATGTTTACTTCGCCAAACAACGACTCTATTGTATTTCCTGCAATTTTTAAATTGCCTGTAGTAACAAAATCTTTTGTTATTGCTGTTACATCTGTGCCTGTTGTAATAGTTAAACCTGATGCACCTGTAGAATCTAAACTACTAGCATCAAAACTAACTGTGCCGTTTTCAAAATCTACATAGAATAAATCACCTACACGGAACGTACCTTTGTGGTCTTGACTTTGATAGTAAACTCGTCCACTGTTTAATTCTACAGTTTCGTTTGCTTGTATAACTAAGGTGTCGTCGTTACTAAAATCTTTACCTGTTCCAATATATGCAAAGTTGTGCTGAATTAGATACATTAATGTATCTGCACCATCTGCGTATGCACCGTAATTACCATAAACGTTTGCCGATCCAATACTACGAACTTCTGCACCAAATGCTAGTGTACTGCCGTCTTCAGTTAATCTGCCTGTACCTTGTGTAGCATACATAGCTCTATTAGCAAAGTATGTAAAACTGTTTAACCACTCTACACGTACACCGTTGGTCATAGTTAACGCATCTACGCCCGGTGTAATAAATGTTACCGCATGGAATAACATTGATGCTTCTTTAGTTAGGTAATTTGTATCTGCACCGTCAACTAATGCGCCTTTACCTGCGTCGCCGCTAGCAAAACCTCTAGGATCGTCTGCTGTAACAGTAGTGCCGTGTGTAATAACAGACACGTTTTGAATATATGGACTGCGACTTGTTACTTGTGCGTTTGGTGCAAAACGAAAAGCATATCCTTTATCGTTTATACTATCGTAATAAAAATCTTTAATTGTTAAATTGCTAACAGTAGTTTCGCCGTTTAAATGAAATACGTCTTCGCTTTGACTTGCAGTATCTGGTATGATTGTTACACTTCTTAATTCAAGTCCATGAACTGCAACACCCGCTGGAACAACTAAAGGAAGTAATTCTGTATATGTTCCTGGATATACTTTAATAGTATCGCCGGCTGTAGCAACTGTTAATGCTTTTTCAATAGTAGCGAACGGACCGTTTTCGTGATTACCTTGATTAGTGTTATCACCGTTCTCGGCAACAAACCAAACATTACCTGGACGTAATGCATAGTTAACTCCGCTAGGAGTTGATAAACTACTTGTGGTAACTTGTTGTCCGTTAACTAGGTTTGTATATAAGCCGTTCCATCTTCTTGTAGAAGAGCCGCCTAAGTTAAAAGTTACATCTGATGTAGGAACAATATTACTTGCAATGTCTGCGTTAAAGTCTACATAGTCGTCGGAATTGCTACCTAAAGTAATGGTGCCGTCTAATGTAACGTCGCCTGTAGCATGTAGATTGCCTGTAACATTAAAGTCATTATAAACAAATAATGAACCCGAACCGTTAGGACGAATTTCTAAATTTGTATTAGATGCACTAGCAGATAAAGATGCATCGCCTAAGTCGATAACATCATCAAAAACTGTTGTAGATGCACTACCTAAATCTAAAAAGAAATCTCTTGGAGTTGCCGCAAATTCGCCGTCTAGAGATTCTAATAGAACATTACTGATTGTTGATATTACGTTATTGTTAATGCTAATATCGTCTGTTCTAATCTCTGGAGCAAATACTCTATCAACGGCTGTAAAGTTTAACGAGCCAAGTGCTGTAGTAAAACGCGATGTGTCGATTGTAATATCGCCGTTAGTTAAACTAACATCTGCTATGAAATTAGCAGTTCTTAAATCGCCTGTAATTTCGAGAGGAACAGTTGGGCTAGTATTTTTAATGCCTAGAGTATTTGTGTTTACATCTAAGTAAAGTAAATCGGTCTCAAATGATAAATCAACCCCATCTCTTGTGAGGTTATCTTTAAGCATATGACCAGAAATTCTACCAATATCTACAGGCATGTGAAAAGTCTCCAATAATATTTATTGGATTTAAAGTTTTAAAAAGTATTGGTATTAAACGTTGGTTGCGCCATCGAAACCGTGTAACACAGTTACGGGCTTGCCATAAGGAACAGCACTAGTAAACTCGACAAATCTGCCATCTCTAGTTACAGTTACGCTAACAGTTCCTGCGCCACTTGCATTTGCATCAAGTGTTAAACTCACACCAGGAGTTACTCCTGTAACAGTTCCTGAAATTCCTGTACCAGACACAGTTGCACCAATCATACTATCTGTTGCTTCGCTAGTAATTAGTGTTGGACTGCCATCTGTTTTTGCTACAGATATTGTACTAACAGGATTATCTGCTAGTGTGTAGTTTGTAGTTGCTAATTGAAATACGTTTTCAATCAACACAATAATGTTTTGAGGTTTTGTTAACTCAGGGTAAGGATAGTCTGTATTTCCTGAATCTAAAGGACCAAAATAAATTTCGGCAGCATCTCCGTTGCCTAAACTTTGTTGTGTTATAATTCTTGGTTCTTTAAAAGAAATTTTACGCCATGCAGAATTTTGGCGAGCTTCTAATTCGTTTGTTGTTTGATTATAACGAATCATTCCGTCTACTAAAATAGCAGGATCAGGGCGTTCGCTAGTAACGCCACTCGGTAACTGTAACGAGTTTGTGTTTTCCATTACAATACGAGCACGTGGGCCTGTAACTGTAGAGGCTGTTCCATCCTCGTTGCCGTCAAAACCTACTGCAACACTTTGGTCTTTGACGTTACGAAAATTTAACTGACTTTTCTTTAAAAACTTCATTAACTTACTCTCATGCTAGTTACGGAAACAGACAATCTGCTGTTTACATCTGCTGTAGCCCATACACGTTCTTCGCTACCTAAAACAATTTTTTCTGTATCGAATGTAAAAGTTTCACCTGCTGGTATAGTTAAATTGTGAATTACTTTAGTTGTGTTAGAAATTGCCGCAGGTAGCGGTGCTAATAACCAAAGATTTAAAACTACATCAGATGTGTCGTAATTACAAAACATCATGCAAGTAACGGCATGTTCTTCGTCGGTTGGACATGTGAAAATTGCTCCGCCTGATGTAGTAACTGCTGTACTTGTAATAGCCATGTTATATCCTTAAAATATCATACTGTAGGCGATTGCTTTTCGTCTACTAATTAATTCATCTTGTGTATTATTTGTATTTACAAAGAACACACCTGTGCCGCCTTGCGCTTCTGCTTTAGCGTATAATTTTGTTCCGTCAACTACACTAGTTGGGTCAGATTGAAGAGTTAACTTAAAGTGATCGTCTACGGTAACACAACCTGCTCCGTCACTTCTTATTGTTAAGTCTGTATTACTTAATCTACTTTCAATCGTTGCTTCATAAAATTTTAAATCTTGTACTTCAAACCGATCTGTAAAGAATGCCGCATTAACAACATTGTCTAATGTTAATGTAAGATTACTCGGTCCACCATCTGCTTCAAAATCACTAATTTCTAAATAAGAATCATACAATACAGTAGTACCGCCAATAATGGCACTATCTTGAATCTTATATGGAGGATTTAATGTAAAGTAACTTCCAACATAATCAACAACTGCTTGAATGTTTGGAATGATGTCTGGATCTTGTGGTGGCAAACCCGGAGCAGAATAATCTAATACTTGCTCTTCGTAGTTAACTGTACCAGTAACATTAACTACCGCAGTTCCTGTACCTATAAGATTTAAGTTATATCCGTTTGTAGTAATAGAATTAGTTTGGACACCTAACAACTCGTCGTTTTCATTTTTAAGAACAAATATACCTGTTCTAGTTGTACCTGTTTGTGTGTCTAACCAACTTCTAGATTCGTCAAATAATAATTGTGCATCCGGTCTACTACCGCGAGATATTTGAATGCCTGACTGCCCGTTGCCTAATGGGCCAACGCCTGCACCAGACTCGCCTCTGTTTAATAAAATAATTTTATCTTCTATTTCAACATTGGCTGTTTGTATTGATGTTGTATTACCTAAAACTGTTAAGTCGCCGGTGACAAGAACCGTACCAATTTGATTTCCTGTATTCAGGGTGATAGTACCGCCTGAGTTTACGGAAATTTTATAATCTGAGTCTTGTACGCTAACTATTCTTGCCATATCAAATCCTTAAAAAGGGACCGAAGTCCCTTGTATTATACTGGAATTAAAACTAATACGTCAGCAGACGAATCGTTATCCAAGTACCACTTGTACTTGTTGCCGCTGAAGTCATAAGCAAGACGCTTAGTTAGTTTAGCAATAGCAGTTGTTCCTGGTGTTTGACCTGTTGTAGAACCAAGAATGCGAATTTCGCCGTTGGCTGATGGTGTACCAGAAACTAATTTTCCTGTTTTTAAATCAGTACCGGTAAGACTACTAATACTATCTGCATCGTTAAATGCATCAGTTGCTGTGCTTACAACAACGTATGTGCTCTTACCACGTTGTTTAACAATTTGATAGTCGCTGGCTAAAGAACCACCGAAGTAACCTTGAACTAAAATACCTGCTTGTGATGTTGTAAATGAACGTGTAACTTTAGTACCGTACACGTCTTTCTTTAATGGACGTCCCATTTGTTTCTCCTTATGTTGACGTTTTAGGTCTACGCAGAGGGATTCTGCATAAGTCCGTATAATACGGCTCTCAATTTAGACATAGTATTTAGCCACAAATAAAAAAGGACTCCGAAGAGTCCTTTTTATTCTTAACGTAAGTAAACGTTAATTACTGGAATGTAGCATTAGAAATGCTTACAGTTCCTAAGTAATCAGCCGCATTACCTAGAGAAGATGCTGTGTTGTTCAACTCAACATAACCATAACGTGTCATGAAAGATACGACTGGTTCAAATGTTGATGGATCCAATACAACACCAGAGCTCATTAGAGGAATGTATGGGCAATAGAACGCTGCCGCATCACTTTCGCTTGAACCCTTGTAGCCAACTAAAACAGATGCGCTGTCTGAAGCGTATGTGTTAACATAAATCTTCATTGCGTTGTTTAGTGTACCAACGAACTTAGTGTTTGTTGGGGCTTCGAATGTACCTTCTGTTGTACGAGCAAATGCAGAAGTAGTTGCGCTTTGTAGAATTGTCAAAGCGTATGGGCTTACAACTGCCCAGTTACCTGCACCACGACGTGTACGCTGAGCGATAACGTTTGCGGCACGGTTGATTAGAACTGCCAATGCGGCATGCTCGTCACCAACGAATGTTGCTGTACCAGAAACAGTAGCCTGGTCAAATGCTTGGTTATTACCGTTAGATGTTGCAAGAGTTGCTAGAGAACCTAGAACTTCTTGGTCGATTTCAGCAGTAATTTCTTGAGCAAGAGCAGCCATGATTTCTGCTTCGATGTCAATACCTTGTTGGGCTTGTGCATCTTGAGCAGCCTCGAAAGTCCAGCGAGCTGATAACTTACGAGTTTTGGCTTCAACAGTTTGCTTCAAGATTTGAATGCTCATACGCTTACCTGCAACGCCTTCTAAAGCGGCTGTTGCGGCAGCAGTAGTAGCACTACCGTTGTTTGCAGAATAACCTTCTGCAATCTTGAATGGGCTTAGAGCCTCTTCACCAGCAGTCGCACCATATGTACCGCTTAGTGTATCGCTGTAGCGAACACGTAGAGTATGGATTTGACCAACTGGACCAGTCATTGGCTGTACGCCAACTAATTCATTAGCGATGACCGTAGGCATCACACGACGGATCACTGGAAGGATCACGCGATTTAGGGTTGCAACGTTACCGGCAGAAGTAGCACCAGTTGATGCACTTTCTGACAAATACTTGCGAGTATTCTCTAAAGTAACTGCCATGTTTGTGCGCTTGGTACCTTGAAGGCCTTCTAATAGTGCCTCTTTAGTTTCGTGCCAGCGGCTTTCTAGTAGTTCTGACATATAAATCTCCTTATTTTAATCCAGCAAGGCGACGAATGTTTATTACTTCCGCCTGGCTATTAGCACTACTAATGCTATTTGATTCTTTATTGCCTGTTATTTCTTTAGCCTCTACAAGAGCCTTCTTCTTCTCCGGTGTGCTACCGCTTAATACAGCAGGTAGGTACTTGTCAAAACTACTACGTAGTTTGCCAGTTTGCACACTTTCTAGTAACTCGCCCATAATATCTTTTTGGTCCTTGTTCAAAGGACTTAGAAGTTCGTTCATTACTTCACGGCGTTCAGCAGTTTCTTGTGCGCGAGCAATTTCTTGCTGTGTACTTTCAACTAACTGTTGCTTTTCAGAAATAATGCTCTGTGCTTCTGCGAGTTTCTGTTCTTTTTCTGCAATTACTTTTAGTAACTTAGCAGTTTCACTCTTTTCATTGTGAAGACTGTTCTGATATTCAGAAGTAAATGCTTCGAAGATTTTACGTCCAAAGTCGTTTTGACGAGCTTGGTCGATGTCTTCTTTAAGTTGATGAATTTCTTTTTCAAGACCTGTTTTTACAGTAGACTCAACTAGTTCTGCTGATGTCTTGATGAATTTGCTCTTTAACTGAGCAAATTGTTCTTTCGCTTCTTTAACAAGACGTACTTTAGTTTCTGCTAAATCTTTCTTGTCTTCATAGAAGTCTGCAATTTCCTTAGCCAATGCTTCTACTACGAACTGCTCTAACTTTGCGAAGTTCTCTGCCATAACTTTCTGATCTTCGTGAAGTTCAGAAATTTCTTTTGCTAGAGATGTGATTACGAATTCATTTAGTTTGCCTGAATGCTCGCGAATAGCAACAGCATACTTGGCTTTCGCCTCTGCTAGTTGATTGCGATCTTCTGCAAATTCTTGGATTTCGATAGATAAACGATCTTCAATCATTGAGTTGATTGCTTCGATCATTGTATTTTTGTCATGCTCATATTTCTGAGCAAATTCTTCGCGTAGTGATTGTGTAGCCTGTTCGCGGTTTTCAGCGATTTTGGCATCCCAAGCAGCCTGAAGGTCTGCTTTGATTTCTTCGGAAATCACGTTGTTTTCGAATAAACTTTTTAGTGCATCCAACATTGTGATTCTCCCTTGTTATTGGAGTCCGCTTATTATCTTTAATAAGCTCTCTTTTAAGTATTGCTGTGCCTTGTTGTCGCCTTGAACTTCTTTTGCTGTTAAAATTGCCTTATAACCTCCCCTTGTATTCATGAGATGCTCATAAATGGGCGTTGGATACGCACCTGGGGCTGATGGTTGAGCTACTACGTCTACCGTAATAATCTCGAAATCCGATACTTCACCGGAACCGTCTTCTTTGACGTTTCCGGATCCGCGTGAACTAACACCTAACTTAACACCACTTTCCAACATAGTTTTCACTAATTGTCCCATTGGGGTTGGAAGAATCTTAAGTTTTCCATAACCGTTAGGGCCATCCATCCACATTTCTGTAATCATATGGCTTACACGATCTAAGTTAATCTTCAGGTCATCTGGATGATCTACTTCGCCGAGAACTGAATATCCGCCAGTGATCTGGTCGTTTAGTGTCTTGACAGCCCTGCCGATTTCGCTCACAGGATACACACGCTGATTTGCGTTACGGATGCCGCCTTGGATGCAGATACCTTTCATATAAAGGTTCTTACCGTCAGCACCATCCGATTCCACAACCATTCGGGCTTGGTCGAACGTTAAATTCTCACGTAAGTAAAAGTTACTCATCTATTAGACCCTAGTTAACCTTACTTGCCACCAATAATGCTTTTGGTGTCAGCACCGCTTTCGGCGGCACCTTTCTTCTCTGCGCCGTGACCTTTCGCTACGCTACTTAGTTTTGTCGCATTTTTTGAACCTGGAACATTAACGTTTCCAGAATTCAAATCCTTTGTTGCTGGGTTTAATAAACCACCCTTTGTGCCTTCGCCTTTTGCTTCGCCACCTTTAACGATGTTAGCAGTTGTACCGCCCATATCGTTCTTACCGGCTACGATGCTCTTTGTGTTAGCACCATTGTCTCCGCCTTTTGGAGCAGAAACTTTTTCTACATATTCTACAACGAAGTCTTCTTTAGTTTCTTCTTCTTCGCCTTCTTCGTCGGCTGCTGGTTCTTCATCGGCACCTGCGTCACCGCCTGCTGGGAATTCATCACCGCCTTCTTCTTTGTCGCCGCCCATCATTTGTTCAAATTCTGCTGTTAAAGCATCAATGATGTCTTGCTTCATTAAGTCTAAGTCGCCTACAGTTGCTGGCTCTTCATCGCCACCGCCCATGTCATCCATGCCACCTTCGTCTGAATCAGCATCGATGTCACCTAGTAAATCATCAGCAGGCTCATCTGTACCTTCTAGGCCAAATGCTTCTTCTGCTGGTTGGTCAAATGTTAGATCATCGTCTAACAAGTTTTCGTAAATTTCGCGAGACTTTGCAACGATTAATTCGTGGAAAAGTTCTTCGGCTTTGGATTTGTCTTCATTAATTAGATATTCAAGCATCTGCTCGAACTTTGCGCGATCAGTCATGTTATTCTCCTATATGTGTGATGAGGCAAAATTGCCTCACAAGGCTGTCGAATGTATTTACTATGTACATAAAAAAACCGGTACAAACCGGTTCAAAATACGATATTTTAATATTTAATTACAGATTTAAACTCATCATAAGTCATTGTGCTGTAATTTTTGTATTTTTGCCATCCAAATTCTTGCGAACCTGGCGGCATAACCCTGATGTATTTAGTATTAGGATTTTCTTTGATGACACTTTCGGTTTGACGTTGCCAGTTACCATTGAATGTTGCAGGGTCTGTGCTACGTCTATAGTTGTGTGTATCAGCATAAACATTGTTTAGTTTGTCGTTAATACCTACATAATCAAACCCTAGTATAAAGATAGTTTCATAGCCATGATTAGTAGCAATCCATAGTGCTGTTGGCCCACTACTCCAGCCTTTGCTAGGATCTATAAAGTTCAATTTGGGGATATTTTTAACTTTTGTATTGATGTTTGTGTACACTGGGATACGTGTGTGTACTGCCTTATCGGCTATTTCAAACACCATTTTTGGATCTACAGCAATTAAAAAATCAGGTTCGCAGTCTCGATATAAAGCGTTACAGCCGTATAATTTTCCTAATTCTTTTAATCTTGTAGGATCTACTACCAGGCGAGAACGCCCATTACCTAATACAAATGCGTGATTCATGTATTAATTTATCAGGCCGCTGGTGGCGGAGCCGCGTACATACGGCTGATAAATTCTAACTCTGCTTGAGTTTCTTTCATGTGTTGGTCAGATGCTCTACGTAACTCGTTAATTTGACCGAGAGTTAAACGAGTCTTTCTAGTATCTTCTAAACCGTCAAGACGATCTGTATCGCGATCAGCGATATAACTGTCGTCCTGCTCTAATTCAGCAGTATCTCTATTAAAATAAAATAGTTCACGTAGGATCATACTATTATTTATGCTGGAGGTGCGGCTGGTGCTTCGGCTGGTGCGCCTTCTGCTCCTGCTTCTGGAGCCATTCCTTCTGGTGCAGGTGTTTCTCCGGCCATTGCTTGTGCATCTGATGCAATGCCTGTTGGACTTACACCTGCTGTACGCAATTCGCCTGCGGCATCTATAGGATTAGACTTAGCCATACCGCTTTCTTCTTTCCACATACGTTCATTTTCTGCTAAGTCTTCGTCTGTCATACCTAAGAAACGCTTCAATGAGAAACGCTTACTCATAAAAGGTAACTGAACAATTTGTGCAAACGTATTAATACGTTGATTGTCTAGTTCTGCTTGACGATATGCCGCAAAGTTTTGTGGACTTTGGAAGCGTAAATCAAACAAACTAAAGTCAATGTTTACACCTTTGTTATACAAGAACAGTTTAAATTCCGTATCAAAGGTTTGAATCATTAATGTTTGTAAACGCTCACAGTATTTGTTAAAACGTAGTTCTTGAATGTATGCGGTTCCTACACGACCGTCGTTAAATGCCGCTTGACTATCATCTGCACCTGTTGGCAAGTAACTGCTAGGAATACGCAACGCTCTCATTAACTTGTTAGTAAAGTATTTTAAGTCGTCAATCTCGCCAAGATTCGTTCCTCCTGGAAGAGTTTCAACTTTGGATCCTCTACCTTCTGCTGTTTGAGGGAAGAAGTAATCTTCATTGATAGATAGTGGGTTATAAGCACTATCAATAGCACTACCGCCACCGGTACTACTAGGTATGCGTCTTTGATGAATTTCATTTTTTACCCTTTCAACAAAGCCCATAGCCAAGTGACTTGGCATATTACCAACGTCGATGTAGAAAATTCTACGCTCTGGAGCACGTTGTATGCGATAAATGATAATCGCATCTTCTAATAATTCTTTTTGTTTATAAACTTTGAATACAGATTCTAATAAACTATTGCCAAATGGATAGTTGTTGTCTAATCCTTCGCTTAAACTTAGATGAATAACATGTTTTGCATCAATAGCAAACTCATTTTGACTACGACTAAAGCGTGTGCCGGTTTGTTGTGGGTATGCACCAGTCATACCGCGGGCACCACTGCCGCCTTGAACGTAAGCGGCGCCACCAGGTTGTGTATTTTGCGTATTAGGATTAATCTGTGTAACTACAAGATCTTGTAAGTTAATGTTTAAGTCACGAATAACATATTGCTCAGGCTTCTTACCTTCGCTTTCGTTAACAATAATCTTAACTACTTTGCCCGGATCGATGTAATACCACTTTTGTGTTTCGGGATCACGTACAAAGAAACCATCGCCGTACTTGAATAAGTTACGAGCAATACGGAACATGCGACTGTCTAGTTGTTGTAACTTAGACCATTGCTGTAAGTACTCTTTTAGAATTTTAATTTCTGAATTTGTAGCACGATTTCTAAACTGTAATGTAAACGGTGTACCGTTTTCCTTGTTCTTTTGTGTACAAAACTCTGCTAAGATATCTAGTGCCGCATTAACTTCACTATCGATATCCATTGTATCGTATTGCATATAGCGTTCAACACGATTAGGACTGCCTGTATAAACGTCAGGAAGATATGAACTGTAGTTCGTGCGAGCTGGTCCAGGCTTGCCTCCGGCGCCTGATATTGGACTAATGTTACCAGATTCAACTGGCGAAAAATGTCTTTTCCAACTCATTATTAATTCCTATTATACAGTATTGTTTGATGCTTGTCTAGTATATTTGGCTGTTTTACTTAGATAATCAACGGCATCTCCTTGCATACTTGCAAGGTTGCCCATGTTAGTATTTAACTGATTTAGCAACTCGACGACTTGCTTGTTGGAATCATTAAATCCCGTTGCCGAAGATACCTTACCATCTTCTTTTGGTTTGTTAACTTCTTTAAGTGTCTCACTTAACTTGCTAATATTTGAATTCAAGTTTTGTAAATTGACATTACTAAAGTCTTTGAACGCACTTGTAGTTGTAGTAATCTCATCTCTAAGAGTTTTTAACTTGATCACACCTGAATCAATACTTGTACCCACTGCTTCTGGGAACATTAATTTCGAATAGTCGATATCTTTTAATGCTGTCTTGAGAGCATTAACTTCATTATTCATTTTGGCTACAGCATCTGCAGGCAATTCTGGAACTTTTGGTTCGTTGGCTTTTGGAATTTCTGCTCCGGGCACTACATTTTTTGTTTTTTCTTTTTGATCTGCTGTAGCGGCTGTTTTATTCTTTAAAAAATCTGGAGTCATAAAATCTACAACTTCGTCTTTGTAAATGATTAAACCCGCGGTTGTTGCTATAGCCCACGCAAAAGGACTTTTTAATGTAGCAACAATTTTTTCCATCTTACTTGCTTTTGCAATATCATCGGCAGCACTTGTGGCTGCTGTACCTGCTGTTGGTTTTACCGGTTCACTTGCTGGTGCTTTAACTTCTGGTTCAACAATCTTACCGGCTTTCTTGGCTTTTTCATATTCTTCAACAGTCATGCCGGCCTTCTTTGCGCCAGCGGCACTAACTGCGGCCTTATATCCTTCTGCTAGTGCGGCATCTGTGATAGTTTTACCTAAGGCTGCACCAAAAAGAGTAGTCATGCGGTTTTCAGGACTTAACTCTTTAAACTTCTGTGCAACAAACTCGGCGCCTTCTGCGGCTTTCTTCATTCCGCTAGCGGTATTATCTAACACGCCTGTTTCGATAAACGATTTTTTAAATGAGTTTTGTACTTGTGTTAGTGTTTGGTCTAATCCTGCAACTTGTCTTGTTGGGTCTGTTTTAGCGGCTTCTAAACGTTTCTTCTGTTCTTCTTTGGCCATTTCTACGGCTTTAGCAGAATCGCCCATACCTTGAAGAACTGCTTTACCTAACATCGGTGTTACTTGACCCATTGTTGCCATTGCGGCTGCTGTTCTGCGTTCACCTTCGGTTATGCTTTCACTTGCTTTGGCTGCTCGACTAAATCCTGCATTCATATTGTCTACAGCATCTTTAGATCCACTAAAAATATCTCTAGACATTTTACTAGCATCAACTCCTGCACTTTGCATAGACAATGTAAACTGTCTTGCTTCTGCTGTAAGAGCAACACCTCCGCCGGCAATTAAATCTTTAAAGCCTGCGGCCATTTTGCCTGTTGGGTCTAGTTGTTCTAATTGTTTAATTTTCGCATTAACTGCGGCTTGTTGACCTTCGTCTAACTTGCCCAATGCTAATTTCATTCTAGCATCGCGTTGCGCCGCTTTGTTTGCTTCGTCTAACTGTTGTCTAGATAGTCCAGTCGCTTTTGCTAGTCTGTCTAGTTCTTCATTGTATCTTTCTTGACCTGCAACAATTTCATCAGTAGACATTCTTGATAAACGCCCGTTACGTTGTTGCATTTCCATGTAACTAGCATTATATTGTGCTAGTTCGTCCATACTAAAACCAAGTGCGGCAAATTTCTGACCCGATTGTGCCATAAACTTACCTTGTGTTTCGGCAAACTTAGTAGCACCAGCAGTAGCACTACCAAATGCCATTGCTAACATCTGAGAATTATCTTTAATTGTTTTTCCAAAAATTTCTAAAGGAAGTCTTGCTTCGCCTGCACTTAATTGTGCTTGAAGTAGTGAGTCGCCTAAGTCAATGCCAGAGCCACTTAATGTTCTAAAGATTTGTATTTGATCCTCAAGAGTTCCACCAAACTGCGTAATAATATTGTTAATGCCCTTAATGTTTCCACCTGGCATTTGACTTAATACACCAGAAAAGTCTTTAATTGTTGGAGTGGTATTTGAAAACGTTTTACCAAAACTCTCTGCGGCAAATGCAATAGACTCGCCAGCCATTTTTGCTCGTTTTGAAAACTTGTCTTCTTCGCCTTGTGCCGCTCTTATTTTTTCCGACATTGCCTTGTCGGTTTCAGTCATGGCCGCGCCAGGTGTTGCTGATTCTTTACCGCTAGGCAAGCCGCTTTTGTTAATAGCGGCCAGAATCTGACGCATCGTAGATTCTTCGGCAGCATTCTCTATGGTAATTGTACCGGCTCCTGGTACACCTATGGCTTTTACTGGCATAATTTTTCCGTCAAAAACTGCGTATATAAATAATGGTACAGCAGTATATTATTTAGTTGGAGTAAAATTGCATGGAAAATCAAGTAGCAGTACCACAAAACCCGTTAAAAAAGTATTTCAGACAACCAAAACTTTATGTTAAGTTGCCTAGTTCTGGTAATTTTTATCCACCAGGAACACTAGAGTTTACACAGAATATGGAGTTTCCTGTGTATGCTATGACTGCTAGAGATGAAATTGCTATTAAAACTCCCGACGCTTTACTAAACGGTCAAAGCACAGTTGACGTTATTCAAAGTTGTATGCCTAATATTAAAAATGGTTGGGCAGTACCTAGTATTGACATCGATGCTATTTTAATTGCTATACGTATTGCTACATATGGCGAGCAAATTGAAGTAGATATTACTATTCCTGGAACTAGTAATACCAAAACATATACTACTGACTTAAGATTAGCATTAGACAAACTGTTAGGTGCAACATTTGATCCGGAAGTTAAAATCAACGACGAAATCACTGCTTACTTGCGTCCGTTAAACTACGAAGAATTTACTCAAAGTAGTTTAAAGAGCTTAGAGGAACAGCGTATTTTTAATATTGTTAACAGTCAAGAGTTAACAGAAGAACAAAAGATTGCTCAATTTAATAAGAGCTTTAAAGCACTAACCGAAATTACAATTAGTTCAGTTTCTAGAAGTTTAGTTAAGATAGTAACACCTGACGGTGAAGTTACTGATCCTGTATTCATTAAGGAATTTATTGATAATGCGGACAAGGACTTTTATACTGCAATCATTGAACACTTAGAAAAGCAACGTGATAAGTTCCAAATGCCTGCCTTTAAAGTTCAAACGACATTAGAAGAACAAGAGCAAGGTGCGCCTGCTGAGTTCGAAACACCTATAGGACTAGACGCTTCAAATTTTTTCGGGTAAAGCTCTTCAATCTAACACTCGAAGAGGCACTACGAGAAGTTGAAGGGCTCGATAAAGAAGCAAAATCCGTAAGAACTGAATTATTCAAATTGTGCTGGTACATGCGTGGTAGTATTACTATCGACGATGCATTTGCCCTTACATACGAAGATCGTGAAATCATATCGGAAATAATCAAGGATAATCTTGAAACTACTAAGAAATCAGGATTACCTTTCTTCTAATACTCAAAGATGAACTACGTTCATCTGTTCTTCGCTTTCAGCTCGAACTATTTCTTTCTTTCTTAACGATAGAGCATTATTAACTGCGAAGCAGTTTAAGTATTATCTAGATTGTTCAGTCACACTTCGCCCTGGCGGGCGAAAGTATTGGCATTATCTGAGTTGCACAATGTCACACAGCGTTAGAACTATAATTGTCTATAATTTACTATAAACAATAGCACAGGCGGTTGTCCGGTACCTGCTCGTTCCGTCTTATTACAACGGCGGATTAATATACAAACGCTATCTTGTATAATAACCGTGTGGATCACGTTTTATGTCCACATCCTTTAGCCTTTCCTCACTCTTAAAATAGCAAAACCGGTTCATAGGCATATCCGATCATCGTCCTGTTAAGGATAGTTGCTAAGTGCTTTTTACGGCAAAAAGACTTCCACGCTCTGCGACATCACCAGAGATTAGGGCGCACGAAATTAGCCTGCGCGAGCTTTAACCGTATTGATTAGCCTTGTAAAAGTTTCTTTATATGGGAGCCATGTACACGAACTTGAATATGACCATTGTAGAAATCGTCAGATTCTAGGACTTTGTGTGTGAATTGTTCTCGAGCCTCTATGTAACTACACTCTGCTTTACTCTTGCAGTAAAACAATATTTCTCTGTGAAAGTTGTCTGTGCCTAACTCTGCTACGTCTTTGTTTAATTGATCATTAGAACCGTAATACTCTCTCCAGTCGCTGTCGACTTTAGTGCGAATACGCTTCTTTTTCTTTGTGCCGTTTTTTAATTTGTGTACTTTGTAGGTAGTTTTTGAGAACTTGGCTAGTTTTTTGCCTATGTACTTTCTGCCTGTGACTTTATTAGTAATGATATAGACAAAACCAATACAATCTTCGGGAAGTTCTTCGACTAAAACGTTATTATAGTGCCATGACATGCACATATATACCGCTTAATCAGTTCCTTCCCCTTCGGTTTTGGTTTGCTTTAGTTGCCTGCGTTTTGCCTGTATTTCCATGCGCCTTGCTTTACATAAATCACGTATATCTCGTAAGTATTCACGAGCTTGCTGACTAGACGCAAAGTAGCCATATCGTTCAAATCTCTCGTTCCAACGAGAATATTCAATGAACGCTTTGACTAATTTGTCATGTGTGTCGTCTTTGATATCGTCAGTCATATATTTCTACGTCGTTTGCGTAACTAGTGAACCCGTTTTCTTTTACTACCTTGAGCACGTTGTTCACTCGACCCACTAATTCATCCCTATGAGAAATTAGATAGATGTTCTTATTGCGTTCTCTAGCCATCTTTTTCAAAATACTTAAAGAATTTTCAACGCCATTAGCATCCATGCCGCTGTCAATAAGTTCGTCTATGAATAAGAGATTGATGTTCTGGTATAACGACTCCCAGACATCGCGGAATGCCCATGATAATCCTAAGATTAAGCGATTCCTTTCTCCTCGGCTCAGATTATCGAAGTCTAAATCTTGTCCGAGTTGGGTTATTTCTACCGTCAGGTCATTTTGGAATACAACGGTGTGAGGTAGACCCACCTTATCAAGGTAGTAAGTGAGACGATTATTCAAATAAGCAAGATTCTGGTCAATGATCTTCTTACGAATAAACGAATCTTTTGACGTCAACAGTTTTAATAAGAACTCTTGATGTTCTTTCATTAGATTTAAACTGTTAACGGCGTCCCAAGTGACTTCTTGTAGAGCAGTATTTTCTAATTCTACAATTTGTTCTTGATACGTATCTGTTTCGTCCTGCTTGTTTTTAAGTTGAATTGCTAAACTCTCTAAATTACTTCTGTGATTGTATGCTTCGTTTAGTGTATCATAGAATGTATTAGGGCGACCATTAATGTCGCCAATGGTTGCTAGTTCGTGAAGTATGGCTTCTAGTTGTGTAGCAACATTGTTTAGATAAATTGTTGCTTCGTCTAGATGTGTTTGTGCAGTCTTAGCCATTTCTTCATGCTTATGGTCGTGTAACTCTTGTTCACACGCTGGACAAGTTTTATGTTCTAAGCGTTCTACTTCTTTTTTGTACTTTTGAACTGTCTTATCTGCTTGCATAAGTGCAGTTTCTAAAGTTGCTTTTTCTTTGTTTAGGCTTTTAATCAACGCCGCTTGCTCGTCATAGACTTTTACTAGCTCGTGTTGTGCAATTTCGCTATCAACATCTACTCCAGCAAGTTCGTCGATTGCTTTTTGTATTTTACTAATGTCAGCATCGCGTTGTCGTTGCCATGCACTTTGTTTAAGTTTTAAACTGTCAATGCTTTCTTGAATTTTGTCATTGCTTTTTTTGATAGCATCAATTCTGGCACTTTCTTGAACAATTTCATCCTTGGTAATTCTAATTTGCTCTTTGAGATTTTCTGCTTTTTCCGATAGCAGAGTAATACCAAGTAGTTGTTCAATGATAACACGTTGCTCGTTTGCCTTCATGGACAAGAACGGCTCTGTGTAAGTGTTTAATGCTAGGATGTGTTTAAACATATCGTGACTCATTCCGATGAGTTCATCGATATCTTTTTGTGTTTCTCTGCTATCGCCTTGACCTTCGTCTTCAACATCTCCGTCTTCGACAATTTGTTCATCGATATAAAACTTTAAGACATTAGGCTTGCGTCCGCGTTCAATGCGATATAGTTTTCCATCTTTTTCAAACTCAACAGTAACTAACATGTTCTTACCATTGATTTTATTGATAAGATTGTCTTTCTTAATATTAGTTAATGCTTGTCCGTAAAGGGCATAACTTAAGGCATTAACAATCGTAGTTTTGCCTGTACCGTTACGGGAACCAGAGTCGTCGCCACCTTGGTCTAAGTTTTCACCTAACACAAGTGTAAGTTGCTCTTTACCAAAGTCTACTGCTTGCGTAGCATTGCCTACGCTCATGAAGTTTTTTACAGTTAAATCTTTTATTCTAATCATAAGTTATTATAAATGGCTAACAGCACCTTAGGGTCATATGCATCGCTTTGAATACTTGCGATTTGATTGCTAACAATTTGATCAACACTTTCAAACTGCTCTACATCTAAGTCTGTGTTAATCTCTACATCTTTCTTTTCAGGAATTAGCGTTAGTTCTCTAACGTTATCCTGCGCCATGTATGTTTCTTTAATAAAACTTGCTTCCTCAAAACTAACATCAATGTCAATACCTACTCTTAAGTAAGTCTTGCTTTTGATAATGTTTTCTGAATCGTCGATAAGTTGACTTAGTTTTACAGTTCTAAACTTAGGAGCATCGGGCCACACGCGATATTCCGGTTTACCGCCGTGTTCTAAAATCATCATACCCCTGTCATCGTCCCAAGCATCTGCATAGTTGTGCGGAAACGCATTGCCGATATAGACAATGTTCTGCTTGGCTTGACGTTTATGGAAGTGTCCTGAGAATACATATTCAGGATTTTTAAAATGATGTGCCTGCAACTCTCCGTGATCGGGCATAGTTACCATAGCATTCATCTGAAACAACGGAAGTTCAAAGTGTCCAAATACATAACGGCTCTTTAATTTTTCCATCTTCTTCCACTCTTCGCCAACTAACCAAGGAACGAGTGTAGTATCTCCAATAGTTGTAATGTCTCGAACAATAGTTACACCAGGTATATGGATACCCCATTCAATAGAATGGACATCGCGCTTGTCCTTATAATACAAGTCGTGATTGCCAGGGAAGAAATAAAAATTGTCAAATGCTTTACCTAACTTTTCAAGACTGCGAATACTGCTCATTAGTGTAAGCATATTCAAACTGTTTCGATTATGGTGCCAGTCGCCGAGGAAGATACCAGTATCGCATCCTTCTTTTTTGGCCTCTGCAATAAACCAATCTACAAAGTCTTCGCAGTCTTGATTATGCACAAGACTGTTAGATTTCAAACCAAAGTGTATGTCTGTAAAACAAGCAACTTTTTTAAACATTATTATCCTTTATACCTATGACTATAGCATACATTTGTATGCAAGGTCAATCCTCACTTACCGGTGTATTCTCTCTTTTCATAGCATTATCGTATTCTTGGTTAATCATACGAGTGTAACTTGGGTTCATGCCGTTTTCTTGTAAGATATCATCTCTGATGTTTTGCATTTTCTTTTCGATATTGATGACACGGACAAACGAGTTAGTAACCGCGGCGGTAAAATATGCGAAAGGATTATCACTTTTTGATTCATCGAATTGTAGTCCAATTTGTGTAAGTTGAAGGATTGCTTGCCCCTTCATTTCGTCGTTGTAGGTATAACCTCTGACGTTGCCTCTAGTAGCATATCGTTCGCAAAGTTTAATGTACATGCGAGCTAGGTTGTTTGTAATCTGTCCGTGGTCTTTTGAAAACTTGCCAGTTTTCATTCCACCCCTCCAATGACTTTTTCCAACACATATTAGTTCGTCGTTGTCATCGAATTTCCAATGTTGGAACGCAGGGAAGTTTACTTTTTCTCTATGATCTGCCGCGGACTTAGGTGTGCGTTTACGCCCGGGTTCTAAAGGAATATGATCGTAGGTCATGATACGGAACACTACGTCGGTTTTTTCAATAGTCTTATAATCGACTTCAAATTCTGCTAGTTTGACTTTAAGATTTTCTGCTTTTGCCGCTTCAAATGCTTGTTGTGCCATACGTTTAGCACGATTACGTTTTGCTTCGGCAATTGACCTAATGTTTATTTTTTCTAAACTTGGTAAAATGATATCATATTGGTGATATTCTGGCTTGGTAAAACTACAATAAGTGTTCTTTGAACGATGGATTTCTGCCAGCAAATCCTTATTGTTTAGGTAGTTAACTTTTTTCATTATAATTATGACTCCTCACTTTAAATTATAATATACGCAGATTTTAAAGTCAATAAATATGTTTAACAAGGATAACCAATTATGCCAGTAGACTTAAACTCGTTTGTCAGTGGAGCAAGATCCATAGCAGGTACAGCGGCTAGTACAATAGGTACGGTTGTTAATACTGTAAACACATTAAAAACTGAAGGATTCGGCGCGGCCCTGCGTAGCGTTAATTTAATTCCAGGTGGTGAAACAGGTGTGAATTTTAATCCGGTTTCAGCAATTTTTGGATCGTCTGCAACAAGGGACTGGAGGGTAAGATTAAGTTTGCCGCTGAATGCCGCATACTTGACTAGTCCGCTTTTAAAGCCGTTATTACAAACCAATGGGTTAGTGTTTCCTTATACGCCGTCTATTTCAATAGCACATTCTGCATCGTATTCGCCGATGAATCCGGTACACAATAATTATCCTTTTTTATCATATGAAAATAGCAAAATAGATACATTGCAAGTAACTGCTCCGTTTTATATTGAGGATAGCGTCGAAGCATCTTATTGGATTGGCGCAGTACATTTTTTAAAGTCTGTAACTAAAATGCAGTTTGGTAAAGACACAAATGCAGGTGCACCACCTCCAGTGTTAAAACTAAACGGCTACGGAGATTATATGTTTAAGGATGTTCCAGTGGTGGTTACAAACTTTACTTTAGAAATGCCGAACGATGTAGATTATATTTCTACAGGACTTGCCGCAACATCTGGAAATTTAGTTAGCAATGCTATATCAAGTGTAATAGGTTTAAATGTTCCAGGCTCTTCTGTAGGACAAGGAGTTGCATGGGCTCCGGTAAAGAGTACTTTTACTCTAACACTACAACCGCTTTACAGCAGAGAACAAGTTCGTAACTTTAGTCTTGATAAGTTTGTTAAAGGCGATTATGTTATTGGCAGCGGACCAGGAAGAACAGGATTTATCTAATGGCAACTTATACAAACAAAACACCTTGGTATAAAACCCAACAGTTGCCAGGATACATGGCACCTATAAATGTTAGACCAGTAAGTGCCGAACCAGACGATTGGGTTTATACTATCGAACCACAGTACAATAATAGACCAGATTTATTGGCCTATGACTTATACGGCTCTACAAAATTGTGGTGGGTGTTTATGCAAAGAAACATGGACATCATTAAAGATCCATTGTTTGATTTCAGAACAGGTGTAAAAATTTATATTCCGAAAAAATCTAGTTTATTTTCTGTGCTAGGATTGTAACATGCCAGTAAAAGACTCTATTGGAATCAAGCCTAATATACTTGAACAGTTTACTTCCTATAACACTATCTTTACGATTAGTGCGTTAACCAGCAACCAACTTAATTTTCCAGAGTCTGCTACTAGTTATAAAAATAATCAGTTAGGGCAAATAGTATTGCGTAGTGGTTCAGGTAAGCCAGACAATCGTGTTATGACAAATTATAAAACACTGGCTAACCCTACAGGCAAGTTTGAGTTTTATATAGACAATGTAGAAATTGGTAGTTTAATGACCTACGACAAACGAACCAAAGGAACTAATTCTACTAACATAAGTTTTGAAATATTTGAACCTTATAGTCTTGGTTTGTTTTTACAAAGTTTGCAGTTAGCCGCAGCCGCTGTAGCAGACCAAGGAATGATGGCAAACTATGTAGAAACACCTTTTCTATTAACCATCGAATTTATAGGCTACGACAAATATGGAAATGTTTGTGTAGTCAACGACGAGCTAAACAGACATATCCCATTTACTTGGGGACAGATAGAAATGGATGTAACTGCATCCGGCTGTAGATACAAATGTACAGCAGTTCCCTATAATGAATCTGCACTATCAGACCAAGTCAATATTCTTAAATCTGATATGAAAATTAGCGGAACAACAGTCCAAGAAATTTTGCAATCAGGTGAAAATAGTTTACAACGCTGGCTCAACGATCGTTCAGCCGAAATGGCTAAACAAGGAAGCGAAACAGGAAAAGAAGAATACGTTCCTGACGAAGTTGTAATCATTTTTCCTAAAGACGGTGCAAGAATTTCCTCTACAGATTTACAAGACGACTCAGGACAGTCGGCAACAGTAAATCCTAAGGATCAGTCTTCTAGTAAAAAGATAGAAGAAAAGTTAACTCTAAACAAGTCTAGCAATTCGGTGGCAGGGTCTGCAGGCTCTGTAAAATTGCTAGTTCAAAATACAGAATCTTTAAATGACATAGGTAAAGCCAAAATGGGCTTTGACCTTAATACCGGCGGAGACAGTCAGTTAAAACCTAAAGATCAAATTCAAAAAGATCCAGATAAACCAAATTCTAGAAAAGACAACGTTTACGATCCTAAAGACAAAGTGTTTAAGTTTCCACAAGGAACTTCTATTGTTAATGCTATTACAGAAGTACTGTTGATGAGCGAATACTGTAAACGCGGTGTAGCAGAACCTAGCGATAAGTCTGGATTTAAAAAGTGGTTTAGAATTGAAACACAAGTGTTTAATTTAAAACCTGCACCGGGAAATAACAATAGAGCAAAAGTTCCTAAATTGTTTGTGTTTAAAGTTGTTGAATATCTTGTACACGAGCACAGATTTAAACCGCCTGCAAGTCAGCCGCAAGGTTACGCAGAAATGAAAAAGAATTGTGTTAAAGAATACAATTACATTTACACAGGCAAAAACGTTGACATTTTAAACTTTAACATACAGTTAAAAGCAGGATTGTTTACAACTGCATACGCAGATAAGAATGCGTTAGCAGGATCTGTTTATCCGCAAATAAACGGTCAGGGCGTTGAAAAAGGCGGACAGCCTACTAACGATGAAGCAAATAAAAATTCTCAAGAAAAAGGCGTTCCAAGCGCACCTATGGGAGAGCTATACAAGCGATATTCTAATGCTGGCGGCGGCCCAAATGATGATTACAGAAGTTTAGTTGCTAAAAACTTTTATGAATCGTTGTTAAACAGTCAAGCAGATATGATGACAGTTGAAATAGATGTAATGGGAGACCCATACTATATTGCTGATAGCGGTATGGGAAACTTTAGCGATGTTCCACAAAACTTTAACGAAACAGCCAACGGATCTATGAACTATCAAAGTGGTGAAGTTGACATTATTGTTAATTTTAGGACACCTATAGATTATAACGGTTTAACAGGACAAATGGATTTTGCCAGCGGATTAGAAAACACTGGCTTTAGCGGACTATATAATGTTCAGGAAGTTATAAATCATTTTAAAGGCGGAAAATTTACGCAAACTTTAAAAGCAATTAGACGTCCTGTACAAGAACCAACCAAAGAAGAAGCAAATAAAAATGCTCAACTTAAGGCAGCACAGAAGTACGGAATATCTGCTGAATCTGAACAAGCAAGAATGTTGGC